AGTAGAAGACGCAACAGTGCGCAGGTTGCGCCAATTAGAAAGACTTGAAAAAAGCGTTGGTCTTCAAATGGGCGCATTTTTAAAGCGCCAAGAGCGAGTCCTGCTGGAAAAAGCATCATCCAAGAAGAGCAAGGAAAAATGGAACTCAGTAGAAAAGATTAAAGTTGAGGACATTTTTGATGTTTCCGTGTGGGATGAACAAATTGTGGATGACGCAAAAACCTGGATGTCTTCGGTGTTCCTTGATGGTGCAATAGAGTTGGCAGAAGGAAAAATGGAACTGCTGGACATGGGCTCTTTGAGTTTGTCCGAAATACTGGATGCCAGAATGAGCAACGTAAAGAAAATCAATACCACGACCTCAAAGAAGATTTCATCGATTATCTCCGAGTCGGCAAGTTCAACCCATGAAGCATTCATTGCACAGTTGAAGAATTGGCTAAATGAATCCTTCTCCGCAAGGGTGAAGACAATTTCCACCACCGAGGTATCTGGCTCTTTTAATGCTGGACTAATCTGGGCTGCCAAGCAACTTGGGTACACAAAAAAGACGTGGGTCCACCTAAAGTCAGACTCTTCGCGTAGCGAGCATGCGAATATGGCTTCCTCTACAGTTCTTATTGATGAGCCTTTTACTCTTTCTGGAAAATCAATAATGTACCCAGGTGACCCGATGTTCGACGAACCACAAACGAACTGTCACTGCACGTTATTGTTTTCCTAAACTATACGTTTTTGTATAGAACAAATTAACGTTCCGACACATATGATTTAATTGTGTTACCCTGTACAAATGGAACATAAACAAGTACCAGTCTCCGCCGTGCGCGGTGTTGATTCCGCCGACGGTATTGCCGAGGCTATTGTCTCCGTAACCAACATTGTCGACTCAGTAAACGACGTAATCGTTCCTGGCGCCTATGCAAAAACCCTAAAAAAGCGCAATCCAAAGGGTGTTTGGTCTCACGATACAAATATTCCAGTTGCCAAGACGCTGAGTGTTGTTGAGTTGATTCCTGGAGATACAAGGCTCCCGCAGGACCTGCAAGAGAAGGGTGCTGGAGCGCTCTTGGTGAAGATGCAGTTCAACCTCAATACGACTCGAGGCAGAGACGCATTCCACGATGTTCAATTTTTTGCAGACGAGCAAGAATGGTCGATTGGTTATTCTGTTGCTGAAGGAAAATCAAAAGTTGAGGAAAAATCTGGCATCCGGTATATAACAGAATTGGAACTATACGAATACTCGCCAGTCATCTTTGGCGCGGCACCCCACACCCGCACCCTCGCCATCAAGGATGACCTTCTTGACCTGGAGTCATCGAGCATTGAGATGCAAGACGAAAAAGCGGATTATTCAGACATTGATTTCTCCATTCCTTCTGGTGTTAAAAAGCAGGCAGAAATTGGAATCGGTTGGTCAAAAGAATTTAATCGCGGTGGAACAGAGGTTGGGAAAAATACCGCCAACTACCTACTCAACAACGAAAAGGTGACCCCGTCAAAGGCTCGTCACATTGCTCGCTATTTCCCGCGCCATGAGGTTGACCTATCAACCCCATCGAATAGCAAACCGGGTGCAGATGGATATCCAGGTGCTGGACTTATTGCTTGGAAACTTTGGGGCGGAAATGCTGGCCAGACATGGTCTCAAAAACTTGTTGACGCAATGAACAAAAGGGACGAGATGAAGGAACTTGTTCCCCATCAGGACGAAATGGTTGAAGGTCTCGCGGACCAGCAAGAGATGGGCCTAAACCCACGCCAGTTTACAATGTACGACCTGTTTGAAAAAATGTCTGAAGAGTTTGGCAAATGGGACCAATCCCCACTTGCGAATGGTGCTCACTATATGCCAGAAGAGTCAAACCCATTTACCAAAGATGGACTCTATTGCGGTAATTGCGCTTTTTACGAGGGTGGTCAAGGATGCCATATCGTAAGCGGAGAAATCCAGCCGATGGGGCTTTGCAAATTGTGGGTTATTAAGGAACAATTAATCACAGCACAAGAGCCGGCGGAAAAACAAGAAGAAGTAGAAGAGGTTAAGGACGCAGGCCCTAACGGCAAGTCAATTCCTTCACACAAAACACCAGTTGACCTAAACAGGGCATGGGATAAAACTCAACCGTACAAGAATATGAAATCTCCAGGCGATAGTTCCTATTACGCAAAGATTTTTGCCTACCAGAATCCAAATACAACTGGTGACAGAAAAACTCATTATAATTTTATTCACCACTACGTATCGGCGGACGGGACACCTGGGGCAGCATCCTATTCAGCAATGATTAACTCTATTACTGTTCTCAATGGCGGTCGTTCTGGAACCACACTTAGAGGAGAAGCCAGGAAGAGCGTCTATAGGCATATTGCATCCCACTACGAAGACGCTGGCAAGCCAGTTCCAGAATTAAAAGGTGACGATTTTGTCGACTACGTGATGATGATGAAAAACATCATTGATAAGCCGCTCACCCCAGTTGAGGGCGTTGAAATAAAGGCTGCAGGCCGACCAATCGGTAGCCACACAACAGCCGTAAGCGACAGAAAGCGTCCCCTGACCCGTCAGAATGCAATTCTAAAAGTTAAGTCTCCAGCGAGTAAGGCTTATTACGGGAAGATTTTTGCTTACCAAATGGCAAATACTGCAGGCGACATGAAAACCCACTACACCTTTATCCATCACTTTGTTAGCGACGACGGAGTTCCTGGCGCAGCAGCAATGTCTGAACTTTCTGTTCAGATGTCAGTACTAAACGGCGCAAGAAGCGGGACAACATTGCGTGGCGAGGACAGAAAATCGGTATGGAATCACCTGGCACATCACTACCGAGATTTCGGGAAAACACCACCTGAATTAAAATCAGACCAGTATATTGATAATATTATGATGCAAAAAGGCATCATAACAGAGCCTATTTCTGATATGGAGAGCAGTCATGAATGATGTCAAACTTTACACAGGAGCCGTAGTTGAGTGGTCCGATGATGAAGGAGACAACATTGGAGTCATCTCGGACATGATGGACGGCAAGGAGTTGGTCAAGGTTAAAAGACTTGTCGAACTTGAGGGCGTTGAAGAGTCCGATGATGAAATTGTCCTGCTCTGTGAAGAGGTAAAATTACGCACCTACACCATGACCGAAAAGGCTGATGATTCCCCACAAGAGGGTTCCCTCGTGTCCTGGGAGACATCAATTGGTGATTATTATGGGGATATTCTGGCAATTACGACTGACGGCATGGTCCGCGGGGAACCGCAAGGCATCGAACTAGAGGGCACCGAAGAAAGGCCCGTCTACGCCGTCCGCGTTCATATGTGGGATGACGACAAGGGTGAGTATTTTGCTACCAACAGCATGGTGGTAACCTATTCCGATAGCCTTAAAATTATTGATACAATACCAGAACCAGTATTAGAAGACCCACAAGAACAAGAAGAAGCACCCAACGATGGAGAAAAAATGAGCGCCGAAATTTACAGCACTATCGAGTCACAAATCGCCGAGATTGTAAAAAATGAAGTTGCTAAGGCGCTGCAAATGATTTCCGAAGTAAAAGCAAACGAGCAGGACCCAGGCGAACTCGCTGGAGTACAAGCAACAGAAGAGCCAGCAGCAGAAGTTACAGCAGAAGTTGCAGCGGAAGAAGTTGCTGCCGAGGTAGTTGCTGAAGTAGAAGCAGAAGTTGTTGCTGAAGAAGTTGTTGCTGAAGAAGTTGTTGCCGAAGTCGCAGCAGAAGAAGTCGCAGCAGAAGAAGTCGCCCCGGGCGAGGAAAAAAGTTTTCTCACATTTCAAGACCTGAAAGAGTTCTCGGAACTTATTAAAGTGCTATAGTGTCCATAGACAGTTACTTGTCTATGGAGGAATAGTGAATTTGAAAAACCAGATTCTGGATGCCCAGCACAGTTTGTCTATTGGAAAAGTAGAAAGACTTTTGCTGTCCCTATCAAAAGAGGATGCAGACGCGCTTCGTTCTTCATTACAGGATTTAAAAATATCCACTAGGACAATTGAAAAAGTTCTAAGGAAAAACGGTCACGCAGTTGGAAGAGGTTCTATAGATAACTGGCGTCACACAAACGTCAAGGGGTTTGAGACAAGAAGCAACCATTACATGGGGGAAAACAGTGTCAATATCTAAGGACCTAAAATCCGTTGAATACAAAAATAGTTCCCCACAGTGGCCAGTTGTCCAGCAAGGGCCACAAATAAAACTCCCGACATTTAGTGAAGTAAAAAAAGAAAAATCTCAATTCAAAACATGTGTTGTTTTGCCGGACATGCAATGTGGATACTTCAGAGATGTAAGCGGTGATTTTGTTCCACTACACGACGAAGCAGCGATTGACCTTGTCGTCGAGTTCATAAAAGAAACAAAACCAGACGTAATAGCAATGAACGGAGATAACGCAGACTTCGCAGAGTTTGGAAAATACAGACTCACCCCTGCGTATCAACTAACAACACAAAAGACAATAGATTATTTAACAACCCTCGCCGCGCGACTCAGGTCCGCATCTCCACATGCTGAAATAGTTTGGCTTGAAGGAAACCACGAGGCAAGACTTGGTAATTATATTCTTGATAACGCAAATGCTGCCTTTGGTTTGAAGAGGGGAAACATCCCAAGTTCTTGGCCAGTTATGTCGCTTCCGTATCTTTGCAGATTTGATGAATACGGAGTGAAGTATCTTCCTGGGTATCCAGCGTCCACGTATTGGGTTAATAGAAAACTTAGAATTATCCACGGACACAAAGTTGCATCCGGCGGAAGCACCGCCCATAAATATTTGGCAACGGAAAAAACTTCAGTTCTCTATGGGCACATACATAGACGTGAGTGGGCAGAAAGAACCAGACAAGACTGGGACCAAGACAAAACAATTTTGGCCGCCTCTGCTGGATGTCTCGCTCGCGTCGACGGCGTCGTTCCGTCAACAAAAGGTGGCTTCGACCTCGACGGACGACCAATCCCAAGCACCGAGGACTGGCAGCAAGGTATCGCAATAGTTCACTATGTGAGTGGAGATGGACCATTCCACCTGGAATTAGTTCCTATACATTCAGGCTCAATGTTTTATAGAGGCAAGAATTACACTGCTTCAAAGAAGAAAAAATGAGCGACAACCGGGACCCACTAGAAAGCGAAATGAACCTTCGCTTCCCGATGATTACAATTTCGGTCTCCTATGATGACGTGAATGAGCCAATTCATGTAGACCTTGGCTCAGTCCCACCCTTTGTTGCTGCTTCTGTTCTTGAAAAAGTATTAAAGGTCATCAAACTGTGTATTGTCGGTCCAAAAGTCTCCTTTAACGGAACGGTTATAGCAGAGCCAGTCCCAACGGGTGATGTAAGGATTGAGGACCTATTTTGGGATTTTGAAGACGACGAAAACGGTGAACAAGGGTAAGGAATTTTTAATTTCACCCCTACTTGACAAACAGTCTTACAACGAGCATAATATTTAATACGAGGTGCTTACCTTGTATCCCAAGTTCCACTATTACTCAAAAGGAGTATCACATTATGGCTACAGACAGCCGCTTAAAGGAACTCAAGTCAGCACTTCGCGAAGTACTTGCAGACAACGACAAAATCGTTGACCATGCAGATACCAACCGTGAAGAAGGCGGACCTGAAGTTCAAGTCCAAGTAAAGCACGTAGAATCATTCCGCAGCAACCTTGCAAAAGCACGCGAAATTCGCTCAGAAATTGAAGCCCTTGAGGGCATCAGCGAAGTTCGTGCTTGGGCATCTGGTATGTCCGCACCAACAGGCGGTCTTGTTGTACCACAAAGCGCAAAGAGCATTGGCGAGCAATTCATTGCTTCCAGTGAGTTCGATGCAGTTCGTGGCGGCAAGTCCGGTTACACAATGAACGTACCTTTCCAGGTTAAGGGTTCATTCGCCAGCCATTGGGGCCAAAAGGATGCGTACACTTCGCTTCCAAGCGGTACCCCAGGTGACTTCGGTACACCACAGCGTGAAGGAATCGTAGAGCGCCAGAAGCGCGCAATGCGTGTCCGTGAACTCTTTGATGTTCAGCAGACAACCAGCAACATGATTGAGTTTTTCCGCGTAACCGGATTCACCAACAACGCAGCAACCGTAGCAGAGCGCAACGATGCAAACACAGCGTTTGGTGTTAAGCCACAGTCAGCAATGACCGTTGCAGGCGCACAAGCCCCAGTACGCACGATTGCTCACTATGAGGTTGCTCACCGCAACGTCCTAGAAGACGAACCAACCCTTCGCGGCATCATCGACAACGAGTTGTTGTACGGTCTTCGCCTTGTTGAGGATGACCAAATCTTGAACGGTAACGGCAGCGGCCAGAACTTGACCGGAATTCGCAACACCAGCGGAATCCAGACATACTCATGGTCAGCAGGCACTGCAGGCGACAACCGCATCGACGCAATTCGTCGCGGTATCACCAAGTCATTGCTCGCTTATTACGAGCCAACCGGCATGATTATGCACCCGAATGACCTCGAAGACGTTGAGTTGTCGAAAGACGCTAACTCACAGTATTTGATGCTTATGTCGGTTGCAATGGGCGCAGAGTCACGCATGTGGCGCTTGCCTATCGTCAGCACTCCAGCCATCACCGAAGGCAAGGTTCTCCTTGGTTCATTCGGAATCGGCGCGACGCTGTTCGACCGCATGGAAGGAAACATCCGTGTTTCCGAGCAACACTCAGACTTCTTCGTCCGCAACGCTGTTGCGGTGTTGGCTGAAGAGCGTATTGCACTTGCTGTTAAGCGTCCAGAGTCGTTCGTTGAAGTTGACTTCGACAGCGCTCCAGAAGCATAATAAGTACCAAGTAAAAGCAAGCCCCACGTTCCCAGTAATGGGGGCGTGGGGTTTTTGCTATATATAGGATGATTTTATGAAAGAAAATAAAGCATTTCAATTTATTGGAAACATGCCCAGGTTTGACGACCTCCTGTCGGAAGTATTATTGCTGACTGACCAAGATTGGTCTAAGTACACAGACAGGAAATTGTACGGTGGTGCGGCGGCAGAGAATACCAAAACAATTCCATTGATGTTTGATTTAAAGAATAGAATCAACTCTGGAATTCTACACGAAAACCACGAATGCTTTAGTAAATACATAGACGATGTCGTCATTGCCGCTGAGGGGTGTATTGGTCAAGTATCAGTAAAGCAAGCGATGCTCACAAAACTTGATGCCAATACGGTAATACCCACACACAGGGATAGGGGGCCGTTAACGGAAAAAACCCACAGAATACATGTTCCAGTTATAACCAATAATCAATGTGTGTTCACGGTGGGAGATGAATCCATGAACCTAGGTGCGGGGCAGATTTGGGTTATAGATAATACCCACAGATACCACGGCGTAGAAAACAAAGGCCAGCAGGCGAGGGTGCATTTAATAATAGACGCAATTTAGCGAATCTTATTAATTGACTTTTTATTTACCAAAAGATTTTTATTCTTGGCTATTCTCTTGGGCGTAATTTGCTTCATCCGTGGTGTATAATTTTTTACTATATTCAAATTTCCCGAACCATGCACAGTTGCTGTTTCGGTCTGAACCAAACCATGGGTGGTTGTAAATGTTTTTGTTTGTGGTGTTACCGTTAATTGTATTGCTATTGGTGAATCTTGTACTAATGATTGTTGCGGGTAGGTAGGAGAACTACCCGATGCGTTCATGTTCGCTGGGGATTGAAACATTTGTGGCGCTGTTATTGCTGTAGTCTGAGGAACTGTAGTAGTCGTTTCTCTCTCCACAGGCACAGTCGTAGATGGTGCAATAGTAGTAGTGCTCGTCGTTATAGTCGTGGATGTTGTTGTGGTTTCCCATGATGTTTTCTCCTGAAACGGCGAATCTATTGTTATAACATTAGAGTAGACCCTTCCGTCTTTGTCTTCAGCCCACACGGAGGCCGAATATCTCGGCGCCGATTTATCGACGGAAAAAGTCCACCCGCCGTCAGATAAAAAGTACCCCCGTAATTCCTGTATGCCGCTAAGGCCCAAAACGTCGACTTCTTCATACCTGTAGCCAACAGATGCGCTGATTTCGGTGCATCTCACATCCCAGTAAATCGTGAGTCTGCCATCCCTTTGACCATCGCGAGCAATTGAATTTGATTTTACGGAGCATTGGGCCCCAGCCTGTACGGGAACCACAAAGGTCGAGCCAGCGCAAATAAGTAATGTGATGATTGTTTTTTTTAGCATTGTTATTACCTCCGACAACACCATACCCCTGATTGCCAAGATTTCCAACAATTGTGGTACTATTGAGGCATGGAAACAAAATATGTTATTTCTCCTCGGGATGTATATGAACTAGTAGACGGCAACAACCTTCTGGTTGTCCGAAAAGGTGATAAAATTACAGAACAGCAGGCTATTAAGCACAAGATACTGCCAATAGTTGTTTCTTCACCTTTTTACCTAGAATCAAAATAAAACATTCTTAAGACCCATGAAAGATTTTGGACACGAGGGTTCAATCGACTTTGCCCTGTGCTGGGAACTAGAAAATCCATTTCATAAGATAAAAGAATATCTCTATTCTCAATCCCTGAAAAAGAATCAATACGGTCCAGAGTACCCGTACGAGGAAATATTCAATGGGATTATCTCTAAAGGCATGATTCACTCCGCCTGCAAATTGGATAAAAGAATACAGGTGCACTATGGCTGGGAAATGATTGACGAATTAAACGTCCTATTGAATTCCTCGATTGGGTACGTGGAGATTCCAGAACTCATGATTGACGCAAGCAAAAAAGGCTTTCTTCTTGATGCTCTAGAAGAGGGCTATTTGTCGCTTTCCTACAAATCTATATTTTGGGTTGGAGAAGCGTAGGCTAAACTACCCTAGAACAAGAATGGTGTAATGTTGTGGTATGGCCATTATCCTCGCTGCCGACCTTGCCGTTTACATGAACAAGACGTTTACGCAGTCAGAAGAGGACGCCGCAGCCCTGATTATTTCCAGTATTGAAGGGGAACTTTCTTCCATACTTAACAGGCCATTGGCGCCAGTTCAGATTATTGATGAAATACATATGTTGCAATCTGGGCAAAGACAGATTTTTCTAAGGAAAGCGCCAGTTACCAGCGTTATATCATTCAGTATTGGTTATCAAAATGTGTATGCAGCCCAGAACCTAGTGGATTTTGATATCCACCCATGGGGAATCGACAACATCCTAATCGCCGGTCAGGGCTATCAAGCAAAAGTGACATACAACGCAGGGTTGAGCGACTCGGTTGCATCAGCACTTGAGCGCGTGTGCTTTTCCTCTGCGTCGAGAGAGATGGGTAAGGTGCTTACCGACGCACAGGGATTGACCAGGCTAAAAGTTGAGGGAACTGAATACTTTTTTGAAGAGACCGACTCGGGTATTTTTTCGAGTACGGAACTTAAAACAATCGAAAGATTTAAACGACGAGTGATTGGTTAGTCGCCATGAGAGGGGCATTTGAGAATATTACAGTTCGAAGAAAGACGTCTACAACGGTCAACTCCGAAGGCTTGTGGACTCCAGTTGTTTCAAACACGGTTGTTCGCGGCTCACTGCATCAAAAATTTTCCGAAGAAGGACAGCCGGGCGAACTAGGTCAGTATGGGGAGCGTAGGAAGTTAATAGCACGCATCCCAAAAAATTCGACAGTATCAATTAATGACCAAATAGTTATTTCTGGAAACGCTATTTCTGGGCTAAATGCAACATACACAATAGAGGGAATAGTTTACACAAAAACCCACATTAGATTAGAGATAAGAAAGACGGTTGGTGATGAGTAAAGGAAGAGCCAACCTCGCCAGAGAAATGAAACTTCTTGACTCTCGCCTGCAGAGAATTATCCAATCCGCAATAGCAAGCAACTATGGAACAGCACTTGAAATTGCTCAAGACGGCGCAGACCGCGGTCGTGAAGGCGTCAACTATATGGGCTCATACAAGGAATATGTTGATAAATCCGGAAAGACCAGGTCATCAAGCAAACCGGGAGATATGCCATCTTCGCCGTCGGGAAATCCCCTGCATGGTTCTTTTGTGACTGGACAAATCTCAAAGAGAAACGCAAACCCCGCAATAGCATTTTTTGGAAATACCGCACCATACGCAATTGAACTGGAATACGGAACATCAAGAATTTCCCCTAGACCATTCATGAGGCCCGTGCGCGAAGCGTTGGTAAAGGGGCCAATGTCTGCCGCGGATAGAGTGGCGACGAATTTCGGCCTTGCCATGATTAAGAAAGCCAGAACCATGAAAAGACAAAATGTTATTCTTGAGGTACCGTAATGCCGTCTGTGGGTGGAGCATTAAGAACGGTTTTGGTTGGTGCAAACATTACTGGAATCACTGGCGTATTTAGGGATTTTGCTCCACCAGGTCAAGCCCAACCGTACATTACCTACTCTGACGAGATAAGCAACGTACCCGTTCTTATTGGCGATGGACTCGCCTTGACTAGGAATAAGATGGTCCAGGTTGACCTTTGGCAGGATAGGGTCTTGGAAAGCGTAGACTTAATCGATTCTGTTGTTGCCGCGCTGGACGGCGTCGGTCAGATAGATGCCACAAAGTCCGTTTTTAGGGTCAGGGTTTCAAACGTAGTAAGAATTGTGTCAACAACAGATAGTGTTGTGCATCATGCAATAACACTAGATATATATCAAAGGTCGTAATATGGCGTTTAAGGCAATCACATTAACTGGACAGTTTTTAAAAACTGATGGGTCCTACGCAAGTGGCAAGGTGTCGTTCCAACTAACTGCCCCAATGCGCGACCCAGCCACAAACGTGAGTATTCCCGTAACCAATACTTCGGTAACACTTAATGGAACTGGCAGTTTCTCTATTGCGCTTTACGCTACCAATAGCCCCGGAATCGTCCCAACTGGTGTCACCTATGAGGTAAACGAAAGAATATCCGGTTCTTCATTTAACAAATACTTTATTACCCTCAATCACACCGCCGCCCTCGACACCATGGATTTGGCTGATATTGTTCCAAATACCCAACCAATAACTACATACAACTACGCGACCACGGAATACGTAGATACCCATTCAGGTGGTTTGGCCCCATTTGAGCCAACGGACGAAATATCCGCCACAACGATTCAGGGTGCGATTGAAGAAGTTAGGGCAAAGTCAAAATATGTCCACACACAAGCATCCCCCTCTGATTCTTGGGTAATAACTCACAATTTAAAGTTTTTCCCAAATGTTTCAATAGTTGATTCAGCGAATACACACGTAATTGGCGAGGTTGTTTACAGTACGCAAAATAGCCTCACCGTAGGTTTTACCAGCCCGTTTTCTGGAAAAGCGTATCTTTCTTAGCCAGCCCTCAACCGAACTGGACATAAAATAGCCTATCCTATGATAGGTGAGCAGACTAATGGAGGTCTTTAATGAGGTTCGTTACTAACTTAAATCTTAACCAAAACCAACTGATTAACGGGACCTTTGAGGTCCTCGCCTCAGACCCAGCGGTAAACAACTTTGACGGCCGTTTAATCTTCAATAGCACTGAAGGGACTATTAAGGTTTATGACGCCACGCTTAGTGGCTGGCGCAAAATGCTCACCGGCATTTCAAGTGCTGGAACACACGCAAGCGCCATAACGGTCAGCGAGTCAAACGGAACGGTTACAATCACCCCGAACCTGTCATCCTCATCCATTCCTGGAATGATGTCGGCAGCAGACAAAACAACTTTTGATGCAGCCACAGCAACCGACGGACTAAGCACTCTAGTAAAGCGCTCAGGAACTGGAACATTCCAGGCCGCTACACCAGTAGCAGACCTAGATGTTGCCAACAAGTCCTATGTTGACTCTGCCCGTACGGGACTTGATGTTAAGGCTTCCGTAAAAGTAGCAACTACAGCAGCAATCACCATTGCTTCTGGCCTTGAGGCTGGCGACGTAATTGACGGTTACACCCTTGTTGCTGGCGACCGAGTTCTCGTAAAGAACCAGTCAACAGCATCAGAAAACGGCATTTACATTGCATCGGTTTCTGGCGCTGCTTCACGCGCAACTGACGCGGACAACAATGCTGAAGTTACTCCTGGAATGTTTACATTCGTTGAGAATGGTACAACAAACGCAGACAGCGGTTGGGTTCTCATCACCGATGGTGACATCGTAGTTGGCACAACCGGCCTTGCGTTCTCGCTATTCTCAGTCGCTGGAAACATTCTCGCTGGTGATGCCCTCTCAAAGTCCGGAGATGTTCTTAACGTCGTAACCGGTGTTGGTATCGAAGTATTTAGCGATGCATTGCGAATCAAGTCGGACGCAGCAGGTGATGGTCTCGGGTACTCCGCA